AGCTAACGCTAAAAGTCCTGTGCCAATCTCACTAAGGGACATATGACTAAGCATTTTGAGAACCCCAGCCATAATAACAAGAGCAGGCGCAACAATCATCATAGCTGCTGCACCAGGAATCGCTTTTCGCATAACATTCAGGGTAACGGCGAGTATAGTCATTGAGCCCGCCAAAGTAGCAAGACCTTTAGCTATCTCTTCCCAGCTCATACTACTCATCTCACGAAGAGGTTTAACAAGAATAGTAAGTGCTGTAGCAACCCCAATAAGTCCTGTAGCCTTAGTAATCATGCCTTTTGGCATAAAATTTAGAGCCAAGGTTATAGCAGCCAGAGAACCAGCTAATGTGGCAAGTCCTTTCGCAATTTCACCCCAACTCAACGAACCCATTTTTCTAACTGCTTCGCCAATTATAAGCAAGGCAGCTCCCATGACAACCATTCCGGTAGCTTTGTTGATCATACCCTTAGGCAAGAACTTTAAAGCTAAAGTGATAGCGGTTAAAGCCCCCGCCATTGTGGTAAGACCTTTGCCAATCTCACTCCAAGATAATTGACCCATCTTTTCAACCGCTTCTGCAAATATAAGCATTGCGGCGCCAAGAGCGATCATACCTATACCCGTTGAGATCATTCGTTTAGGGTTTCCCATAAGACGTGTAACTGCGACCACTTCAGCAAGAATAACTGTAAGTCCAGTTAGACCCTTAGCTAATTCTTCCCAACTAAGTTCGGACATTGATTCGACTGCTTTTGACATAATTAAAATTGCAGTCGCAAAAGCAATTAACCCAGTAGATCCTTTTATGAGTTTTCCAGAACTCTTATTTAGTGTTTTAGCCGCGACGACAAGGGCTGTGGTCAAAACTGCAATACCGACTGTACCTTTAGCTACTCCTTCCCAGTCAAGAGATGCAAGGTTCTTCATAGCAAACGATAAAATAAGAATAGCGGTAGCCATAGCGATCATCTGACCTGAGATTTTCGCCTTTTTGACGTTACCCATTGTTTTAGCGATAACGTTCATTGCGACAGACAGTTCAACGAAGAGAACTGTAATACCCATTAACGATGATGTCAGTTTTTCACTATCTATAAGAGAGAGAACAACAAGTGCAGCTGCCAAGATACCGATAGCTGTTGCGATTCTAAGTAAGGTTTTAGCTTTTAGATTACTCTGATAAACTTCCAATGACTTACGGACACCATCGAGCACTTTAGTTATACCCTTAAGAGGGCTACTGATACCTCTGAATACTCCTGTTACACTATCTGATACTCCTGTTAACGATTTAATAAAATCCTTGATCTTGTAAAGAATAACACTAAAAAGTCCAGTATTAATAAGGTCAAGAATTTCGTTAAACTCCATGTTTTCAACAGCATGGCTTATTTTGTCGGCGAGAGCTCCTAAAGCTTTTCCAATAATACTTCCAAGCTTAGCTGCGATAGGGACAGCCCATTCGAGAACTTTTACAATGGCCTCGAAAACTGCTCCAAATATCTTGCCCAAACTAGTAAACGGACGTAATCTTTTTTCTGCCTTCTCCGAAAACTCAAACAAAGGACTCATGTCGATAGATTTGAAACTTTGAAATGCTGTTCCAATTCTATCAATGGCATCTTTAATTTTATCCGCAACAGTTGTAAAGATTTCTTTAACTTTCTCAAAAGCTTTACCAAATATATCTCCTTCTTTGGCTGTATCTCGTAATTTAACGAGAAAATCACCAAACCTTGCTGTGAGTTCTAATATTCCTCCAGCCATTGGTCCACCAAATAAACCAAATACATGACCCGCTACATCGAAAACAAATCCAAAAGCGTCTTTAATTAAATCGAGAACAGCGAATAAACCTTTGAATGTTCGTTTAATTTTATCAGCGGTATCGTCTCCGATTTGCAATCTCTCTGTGAAACTTTTTAAACCTTCGGTTAACGCGTATAGCCTCTCGCTCGTCATCGCTGGGAAAATATCCCTAAAGGCTTCTTTGATTGGGGTAATTATTTTTCTTAAGGCTTCGAACGCATTTGAAAATGATTCAATCAAAGCGGTTCGTCCACCAAGTTCTTTCCATTCCTGTAGCATCTCATTACGTGCTTTTGCGCCACTGGCGAAAATATCCCATAAAGCATTGGTGAGGTCTGTCCAAAGCACAGTTGCTTCTTCGATGTTACCAAATATAATCTCCATGGTTGTCATCCAGCCGGAGCTCACTGCGTCTTTTGTAGCCTCAATTGCCTCTTTGAATGTTTTTGCTTGCTGGGCTGACTTAAATGCTTTTTCGGCAACATCAGAGTATTTTCCGGATAAAGCTTCCATCGCTTCAGAGGCTGTATCATATTCTCCGGATTTAACAAGTTTATATGCTTCTTTAGAGAGCTCTGAGAATTTTCCAAATGCCGCTTCCATAACTGAAGTATCGGCCCATTTATCTTTCAGAGTGCTACTAAAGTTAGCTATTGTAACTTCCCCTTCTTTAATCTTTCCCATAGCTACGCCAGTATCAATAAATATCTGTTTAAGTTGTTTTGAGGCAACGCCAGCAAGTTCTAAACTTCTCCAGTCCATGTATTGAAGACTTCCCATACCATATGATTGGTTTAAATTATACATTGCTCTACTAAATTCAGCAGCACCTTTACCAGCGAATGCCGTAGCGTTCGCTACACCTGTAATCAAGGGGATAAGGTTATCGATATCTCCGCCAGAAGAAGTCATCTGAGCAAGAGCCGCTGTCATATCGGTAAAACTATAACTTGTTTCATCCGAAAACCACATAAGCTCATCGAGACAAGCGTTTACTTCGTCAACTGATTTACCTGTTGCATTCATGATGGTTTGGACATAATTTATTTTCTGTTCGTATTTAGTCCAACCTGCGGTCACCTGGTCAATACTTAGCGATTTTATTAACTGTTTGCCTGTATTAATTGCTGAGTTGGTAATATTAGTGAGGGCGGTTACCGCCATGACTTCAAAAGCTGAAAACTTAAGACGAATATTCTCGACAGCTCCGCTAAGTCCTGACAAGTTGACGTTTTTAGCAGCAGCGCTTACGTTTTCTAAACCTTTGGATGCTCCGGTCAAATTTAAACTTTGCTTAAGTTTCTCAAGAGTTGACATTGAAGTTTTAACATTCGATTCAAACTGCCTGTTGTCAAACTGCATTTCAACAACTCTTGAATCAATTGTCCTACTCATAGCTTAGTAACCTCCCTCCATGCTTCTTTTACGATTTTATCAAAAATAGGTCGGATAGCAGGATTGATGTAATCTCTTCCCTGTACCCAGCCGCCATTTCGGGTTGCGTGTCCATACTGTAAAATTATGGCTATTGGAACTCCATTTTGAATATTTGAGTTATGAAAAGTAATTTTTACTAATCCTTTTTTGTTGGTTATTTTATAGCTCCACGAACTGGCCGTTTCTCCAGAGTCAATGGGGGTTGCAGACGCAAGGGCGGCTACTCCCTCCCGACCGTACTTGTCGAGATCTCCGAGACGTACAGCCCCTTTGACTTTCTCTAAGAAACGTGTCAGTTTGGAGAAATCGCCCTTTTGTCTGAACTTTATCATACAAAATTCTCCCCTTTTATAAAAGTTCGTTTACTCTCTTCTGCACGGCGTAATAATCATAACCAGCTTTAGTGATACGGTCCTTTCGGTCCTGACCGTTACCCCATAAACCCTGGAATGACTTCTCGGGCAATTTCATCGATACTTTTCTTCGAAGATGTAGTCACGGCAGTCCCACTTTTCGTGGTAATGTAAGTATCAAAACCAGCTGCTTTAAGTTTAGCGGCCATGGTTTCTGCGTTTGTTTTTTTACTAAAGACGCCAACCTGAATTTTGTAGAGATTATCTACCTTTACCATATAAGTATCAAACCCGGCGGCTTTGACTTTGGCTAACATAGCTTCTGCATTTTCTTTCTTACTAAATGCTCCTGTCTGAACTCTATATAAAATTTCGGAGTTAGTATTAGATGAGCCACTATTTAGCTTTGCGTTTACTTCGGATGCAATTTGTCCTAGACGATTATAAATATAATCACCAGGACAAGACTTATTAGCAAACCATCGATGAACTGTCATGTTTTGTTTATCTGGTTGACCAATTAAAGATTTATCGGCTTTCCACTTAAGTTCTGAAATGCTATTTCGTTTGCAAATATCAACTAATAGTTCTATTAAAGACTTATAAACTTTATCATTGATAGCATAAGGGTGAGTTTTATCGCTGGAACATTCTATAGTAATTGCTCTATTATCATTCGCTGAGTTCGAAGAACACCACGAACGGTCTTTCTCCTCTACGTACATTCCGATCCGACCGTCAGATCCAATACCATAATTAGAAGATGCCTTACGAGAAGCAGATGCGAAAATATCACCAAGAGTCTCCACTGAGCATTGACCGGCAGTACAATGAATTGTAATGGTGTCAATTTTATGGTTTCTTGGGCTGGTCTTGTTTGGACTAATTTTGGTATAACTAACCAAAGGGCTATTACTCATGATTATTCCTCCTTAATTCAACCGATTCATCTTCTTTAGACAAACGGTCTAGTTCGAGTTTTTTATTTAATCTCTTTTCACGTTCATCGAAGAACGTTTCGAAAAGGGCTTTAAAGAAATATCCAAGCATTACACCAATTATGGTGTCGGCGATGGTGCTAGAAAGCGATTCTGCAATTTGCTCTTTACCCATAAAAGCAAGTATATACGATAGCTGTAAATCTATTAATGAAACAATAAGAATTACTGTAACTGCTTTTTTTGTAAAAGTTGAAAAATATTTATTCATCGCCTCACCCCTTTGTATTTAATTGTTTTCTACGAGCGGCGTTTAAAGCTGCATTACGTCTCATGATCTCTTTTTTACTTATTTTTTTAGGAGGCTGATTCTTAATATTGCAGACCTTAATTAAAGTAAGAAGGCGGTTAAGATGCCATTTTTGACACTCAAATGGTATATTTAAAGCGATCATCCAATAATAGATAAGCTCTGCCGTAATCTGTTCCCTACTTGGTTTTGCCATTTTATCATCTGAAAAATAAGTTGCAGTCATTGGGGCATTTATATAATTGTTAATCTCTTCAATGTTTTCATTTGTGAGATAATTGTAAACTTCTGGATCTACATTTTGCGTGATCGTCATGCATTTTATATAATCCAAAGTTTCTTCAAAGGTTTTTTCTTGTTTAGTTAAAAACGGTTTACACCATTTGGATTCCCATTTTGAAAGAGAGACGAGGGAATGCTCCAATTGCAATGTCTGCTCTTTTGTGGTGATGAATTCCTGTTTCCGCTCGTCCCATAGTTCGACAGCTGGTATTGTAATCTGAAGCATTCCTCAATCCTCCTTAACTTTTTATTGTTGTTTAACCGGCGCTGTTATTTTAGGGGTATCTGCCGGAATAATCCCATTCACAAACTGTGCTGCAGCATCTGCATTTGTTGCCAATTCCACAAATAATTGAGAAAAGGCTTCTGTCTGAGAAAAGGCAGCAGAAAGTTCTTCTGATTTAATAAACCTTTTTCCATCAGGAGACTTCTCACCGTAAGCCTTAAGAATAATTTCTTTAAAAATCTTAATAATTTTTTCGCCGTCCTGAGCAGCGACAATCTTATTAAGCGTTTGAGCCATACCACCAGGCATACTTAACTCCATTTCCATAATTTCTGCCTTGGAGAGATTGAAGTAGAAGTCCTCTGTTCTTTCGTTTCCATCATAGTCGATGTAAGTTATTGTTTTTTTCAACATAATAATTTTCTCCTTTCGAATAATAATATTAATATAATAGGGAGTCGCCATCCAATAATCCTGAATACGACTCCCAAAATAAGTTTAATTATGAACAATTAAGATGTCATTAAAGTAATAATCTCATCTGGCAGAGGCAACCTCGGATCAACACCATCATTGGCACCAGGAGTTGACGGATCTTTACCGTACAGAATATCTTCCAATTCAGCCAGTTTTTCAGGATCGGCCTTGGTAGAATCGATGGTTATACAAGCCGTAGGTTTATGTCCGGTTACATTAACAGGAGTAGTGGTAATTTCCCAAGAGAAAGTAATTGCCTCTGGACTATCATTGATAGTTGAATAACCCTTCTCTGAAGGAGCTGCAAGAGCACCATAAATGATATGAATCTTATAACCATAATCATTACCATCGACATCG